AGTAGCACCTACATTTACAGCAGTTCCTTCTCTACCTGCAAATTTACTTACACCAGATAGTTCTTTACCTTGCGTAGGAAATCTATCTCTACCTGCTTCTACTAAATTTGCATATTCAGTATGGTCAGCAGGAAAACCTAGACTTCTTAACCAAGTGTATATCTCTTCAAAGTTATCAAACTTTTCATCTACTAAAAATGTTAATGACAAATCACCAAACTCTAATTTAGTGCCTGGTAGAGGTATATCTCTCAATGTAGTTAGTTGTGTAGCATTACCTAGATTGATACCTGGTATATTAACTTCTGTACAGAAAAACTCCACTTTAGGTAGTTTTGCAATACTGAATTTAAATTGACTAGGACTAGCATAGTCTTGTTGCGTAGGTTGTCTACTAATTGAATTAATAGTTGTCATAGTACTATTTATACGACTTAATTATCTTTCTGAATATACTAAAATTCTTAATTATTGTATCTTCAGGAACAGGTGCACCAAACAAATTTAATGATTTACCTTTGACTAGTTTTTTTATATATAAAGGATTTTCTTGCAATTTTATGACATTACTTTTTAAAGTATTTTTCATATTTGTTTGGTTCATCTTTTAGTTTATCACCAAAAGGACTTTCTTTATTTTCTGTAATATTAGGCCATATCCTAGAGTATTCGTCATTTACTTTTTTCATAAGACCACTTGCTTCGTTTTCAGGAACAATTGCGTCTATCGGACACTCGGGTTGACATACGCCACAATCTATACACTCGTCTGGATTTATAACTAACATATTAGGTCCTTCATAGAAACAATCTACGGGACATACTTCTACGCAATCCATCAATTTACATTGTATACATTTTTCATTAACAACATATGTCATAGTTATATTTATGGGAGGGCCAAAAAAAAGGCGACCCGAAAGTCGCCTTTTTTCGTTTCAGTATAAACTGATATTACGCCAAGTTAACTACTTGTACTTTTCTGTAATATCTGTTTGAATTAGCAGCACCAGAACCGTTAATCACAGCGTCAGACGAAGCACTTGCTTCAGCAAAAGGATTTGCTTGTAAGCCGTATCTTGTCTTAAATCCGATTTTCGGTTGGAAAGTGTCCTGACCAACTGCTCTTACCATTTGTAATGGTACATATGGGCAGTAGAACATACCAGCGTCATAAGGTGAAGTACCTTTATAACCTACTACATAGAATTGTTTTGTAGCAGCGTTTGCTGAATATGGGTCAATGTATACTTTAAATCTGCCGTTTAATACACCAGCAAATGTGTTTCCTGTGTCATCAACATTTAAGTTGTTGTTTAACGCAGGTGTGTAGTCAAGTATACCAGCCATTTGTAATGCACTAGCAACATCAGAAGAACAGATAAGGATATTTCCTTTTCCTCTTCTTGTTCTTTGTGCAATAACATTAGCGTCTCTTTCTAACTGGAACATTAAACCTTTAAATCTTTCAACAGACCATCTACCGTTGGAATCAGTATCTAAATCAAAGATTCCTGCGTTAGTTGTATCAGTTTGAGCACCTTTTTCTGAATTAATGTAAATTGTTCTTACAACTTCTCTATTAATTTCAGCAAGGATCTCAGCAGAAAGAATATTAGCAAGTTCAGTTTCAGCGTCTAAGCCGTGAATTGCTTTAAGGTCTTGTGCTAGTTCCATTGTGTACTCAGCTTTTAGAGCTCTACTTTTAGCAGTTACCGTTGATTTCTCAATTGAGAAAGCCATTTCAGCAAATGCGTTGTTAGCAGCGTCTCCTAATGCCTCTGCGTTAGCAGTTGACATACCTTCTCCAGTAGTGTAAGTACCAGCTGGGGAATCGTTAAGTACAGCAGGGTTGTTTTGTGCAGGCGAATTTGTTGAAGTTCCAGATGATCCAGGAATGTTTGCGTTAGCAGCGTTTCCAGAAAATTTACTTTCAGCTTCGTCAAATAATGCCTCAGTTCCGTCTTGAGCTTTGTATCTGCTTCTCATTGCAAATATAAGTCCAGTCGGTCCAGACATAGGTTGAACACCAGCAATATCGTATGCGATAAGGTTTGGCATTGCTCTTCTTACAAGACTAATTAGGATTGGATCCCAGTTAGCAATGTTAGAACCAGTCTGGTTAGTAGGAGCAGCTTCGTTTAAGAAAGCAGCGTCCTCTTTCAGCGCTCTTTCTTGGTTTTCCAAGATAACGCTGGTTACAGCTCGTTTATAGCTATCCGTAACCTTTGGAAGGTCAGGATGGTCTAATACTGGCTGCCATTTCTTTTGGTAAGTTTCAGATAAGTACATATCTTTTTCCTCTCTCCTATTAATTACGACAACTTAATGTCTTTAGTTTTACTAATAGCGGTAGTATAAGCAGCCATTGCATTAGACAAATCTTCAGTATTGACACCTTGATTGTCCGCTACCGCATTATCTACTTCGCTGTCAGAATTAGCTTCTTTTTTATTTCCGAAATATGATTCCTTAATAGTCTCACATTTCTTTTTAAAGTCATCAGCGTTAGAATACTCAACTTCTTCTGTTAATTTAGCAAACTTCTCTTTTGAAGTGTCTGCTAAGTCAGAAGCAACTTCTGCAATAATGTCAGTTCTTTTCAAAGAAGAATTTTCTTTGTTCATTTCAACATTTTTTGCAATCTGTTCGTTAAGTTTCTTCTCTAACTCTTCAATCTTTGAAGCTTGGTCTTCTAACACATCATATTTTTCATCAGGAACATCAATATAGTGGTCTTCAAAAAGTTTTTTCAGACCATTGATGAAGTCCTCAGCAATCTCTCCCTTGATACCTCTTTCAATAGCAAGTTCGTTTTCTTTCATCCACTCGTTGACAACATAGTTCATATATGCGTCTACCTTCTCAACAAGGTCTGTTTTTGCTTTAGATACTTCTTCGTCAAATTTCTTATTGTAGTCTGCTTGCATTTCTTCTGAAATTGCTTTTACTTTAGAAGTAATCGCAGCTTCAAAAATTGTAGCAGCCTTTTGTTTAAACTCTTCAGACAAGTCGGATTCTCCAGAGGTTAAAGCGTCAATGTGTTCCTTTACATCAACATCTTTTGCTTTCTGGTCGTCTTCTGACTTCTCGGACTTCATCTTCTCTTTAGAAGCTTTCATCATATATCCTTCTTCCTTCTTCATTTCTTTTTCTTTATCAGAAGTTTCGGATTTTTCTTTTTTCTTGTCCAAGTATTTTTTCAGACCGTCTGGCATTTCTCCTTCGGATATCTTCTCGCCTTCAGCTTCGTCAGCTTCTTCCTTCTTTACAGAAGGCATTGGATCAGCCGCACCTTGATTTTTTTGTGCAGGGTCACCTGAAACTGGCTTAACCTTTTTCGTTGCGTCAGGATTACTATCTGTTGGTTTAACAACAGCAGAACCTAAATCTTCAGCGTCATTTTTCAATGGTGAAGGTTCGGCAGCTACGGCGTTCTTTTTAGGAGCGTCTGGAGCTGTCATTTCGGCAACTTGTTTTTCTGTTTCGGCCATTTGAAGTTCTCCTTAATTTTAAAAAAATAATTATTTTTTTCGTTATAATATATTTATAAAATTGCGTTCTTTTGTACGCAAATTATAGTTTTTTTAAGAAATCAGCGAATACATTTGCCTTAGCTTCTGCGATTTTTAATCGTTTTGCTTGTGCTATATACTCTTTATATTCTTCAATTTCTCTCTCTTTTATAACACCATTGTCCCAAACCCACTCTTTGTTTTCCATAATGCCTTCTACGAAAGCGTCTGGAGCACTTGGGTCTGCAACTATATCAGCAGCTGTTGCCAAATAGAAGTCTTTTCCGACTACTGCTTGACCACCTCTACCTCTTTCTAATGAACCCATACCACGACTTGATACGCCTAATTTAGCACCCTCATCTATAAGATTTTTTACTATCTTACCGTATGGTGTGTCCATTATCTTCGCCTCACCAATAAAATTATTTCCGTCTTCGTGTATATCTGTTATCATATGAGATACACGCTCAAGGTTTACCGTTGGTCCGTCAGGATGTCCTAACTCACCAAACGCTCTTTTTTGGTTGACAAATTCTCTATTATATCTACTAACTTCTTTTGCTAGAGTTTCTTTAGGATAAACTCGTCCATTTCTATTTTTGATTTCTGATTGTAAGAAGACACCACGGATTTTGTAATTCTTTTTTCCGCCTACATCTTCGCATATGTACTCAACATTTTCAACTTGTTCAGTAATTAGTTTCATATGAATTATCCCTCTCTTTCCTAATATTTATAATATTTTTTATCTAAATTCAACAACTAAAGTATAGTTATCTCCTAATGCAAAGTTTTTCGTTGATAAATGCACTTTACCATTAGGCGTTGTTGCATTATTAGGAATGTCATTTCCAGCAGTTCTAAAATCTAGGTAACCATTACCACTCAATAATAGAGTAGTTTTATTTTCTGTCGCACCTCCCCAGGCTAACTCAACTGCTGATTTTGAGTTTGCAACATTTATAGAGTACCAAACTTTTGATATTGATTTAGTACCATCGGCTGTCATAAAATTTGAAGTCGCTGGATCAACTAATACACTATCAGTTTCTCCTGTGCCATCACTATGATTAGTTCTCTTTACAACAAACTTTACACCTGCTGTATCAGATACTATTTGCGTTGTTATTGCGTCAGCCATTATCCTGGATACCTCTCCGTTTCTTTATGCAGTTCTACTGCCATATTAAATTTACTTACATCAGCATCCGTTGTAATTTTTAACTCGGTTGCTGTATTAAGTTCCTGTTTAGGCACTAATCTTGCTTCGTTATTTTTTAGTCCCCAATTACCAAAACCTGTAAGACTTAATGTGTCTTCACCGAGAGTTAAAGTAGCAGTTCCTGTTCCTCTAATCTCGTAATAAACATTTGCTAGTGAAACGCTAGTATCGGAACTATACAAAGTTCCACTTTCATTTCCTGCGCCACTAGCATTAACAATTGCTTTAGTAGCGTCATCTGTTTTAGAGACAACACTTAAAGTCATTTTTATTCCTCAAAATATGCTTTAATGTCGTCAGCAGATATACCACTTGCAGCCGCAACTTCATCAACTTTAGTTTCAATTATGCTTACTAAATCTTGTGGTTGTGACCAATCTATACCATCTAGTCCTTCAATCAATCCTTTGATAGCGTCTTTTGTTGCAGGCGCCAAAGCATTGTATTTGTCGTTTCCTAGAAATCCTGATACATTACCAACTATACTTGATACCGTTAATGCCATTTTTATTCTCCTGTTTTAACTTCTGTTTCTGTACTTGTTTCAGGCGTATGTGCAGCTTGCACTTCGTCCTGTGTAGCTTGTGCCGTAAACGGTTCCGCAATTTCTGGTTTTGGATCCGAGTGAGGTTGTGCTGTATCTACTGCTACTTCTGTAGCACCATCAGACGGAGTTTGACCAGTCATAACATCTCTAGCGGCATTGAAAAGATTACTTGCATATTCTTTTCTACCTGTATCTAAAGCGTCACCAACTTTGTCTCTCATTGCGTCTTTAAATGCTTCACCAGCACCTGTATTATCTCCACTTGCAAGTTTATCAACAAATGTTTCTACATTACTTGGTTGTTTTTCATTATCAGCCATTATTTTTCTCCTATATTATTTCGTCTGGATTATTA